GTGACGTTCTTCGACGGCGAGCCCGGAGCTGAGGGGTATTGCCTCGCGAGTAAGCGTTCTCAAGCGATGTTGGTCTTTAAGGACGCGAAAAAGCTCGTGCAGTCGAGCGGCTTAAAGGCGCGCGTCAAGGTGATGGCGCGGAACCTCCACCGCGTGGACACCGCCTCGAAGCTCGAGCCGCTGGGCGCGAACCCCGAAGACGGCCTCAATCCGAACTTCATCTGCATCGACGAATTCCACATCCTCAAGACGCGGGAACTCCTCGATGTGATGGAGACCGCGACGGGCGCGCGTCGTCAACCCCTCACGTTCCAGATCACCACCGCGGGTGACGACCCCGTCTCCCCGTGCGGCGATCAGCACGACTACGCCTGCAAGATCCTCGATCAGATCCTCACCGACGAGACCTTCTTCGCGTTTGTGGCACACGCGGACCTCGGGGACGACTGGACGCTCGAGGCGACGGCGCGCAAAGCGAATCCCAACTACGGCATCTCGATCAAGCCGGACGATCTGCACGCGCTGGTCGCCAAAGCGACCCACATGCCGGCCGCGGCCGCCGCCTACAAACAGAAGCGCCTCAATCTGTGGGTCAACACCGATGCGCCGTGGCTCTCCATCGACGGCTGGCGCCAGGGGCAGTCGTCGCTGACCCCGGAGGTCTTCGCGGCCGAACTCGCGCACGAATCCTGCTGGGTGGGTGTCGATCTGGCGTCCTCGATTGACCTCTGCGCGATGGTGGCCGTGTTTCCCCCGAGCGACACCCACGCCCGCTGGCGCCTCCTGCGGTGGGTGTGGACGCCGCGGGACACCCTACTCGAGCGCAGCCGCCGCGATCGCGCCCCGTACGGCACCTGGGCGGAGCAGGGGTACCTGATTCCGGTCGACGGCGTCCGGTTGAATCAGACCGTCATTCGCGAGGTCCTCAAGGGACTCCGGACGCAGGTCAAGATTGAGCAGATCGGCTTCGATCCGTGGCACGCGGATCAAGTCGTCGACGATCTGATCGACACCGACGGCTTCGACAAAGAGCAAGTCGTGCTCGTGCCGCAAACCTACGCGGGCATGAGCAAAGCCGCCCTCGATTACGAGGCGTCCGTGCTCGAAGGCATGGTCGACGCGAACGGCTGTCCCCTGATGGCGTGGTGCAACGCGAACGCCGTGGTCCAACGGGACGGCAAGGACAACATCTACCCGGTCAAAAAGCGCAGCCGCGGCCGGATCGACCCCCTGATGGCGACGATCATCGGCTGGCGGTTGGCAGAGCTCGGGCAGAAGACGCGGCGCAAGGCGCGGGCGGCGCGCGTCTGGACGCCGGGCGGCTGGATCTCCCCGCTGCCCCCCACGACGCCCCCCGCACCGGTGACGCCCGATGCGTGACCGCCTGCACGCCATCGGCGCCGCCATCGGCTCCGTGGTCGGGATCGAAGAGGTCGCGATTTACACCGCGCTCGGGCTGATCGCGTGGGGATGCTGGCAGGTCTGGCCGCCGGCGGCCGGGATCGTGCCCGGGGTGGTGATGCTGTGGATGTATCTCCCACCGAGACGTCCGTTTTTTACGGAGCGGGCGCCGTCTGTGGCCGTGCACCGGAAGGACAAGTGATGACGACGATCAAGATGCATTCGCGCCGGAGAACGATGGACGACGCCACGTCCTCCCGTACCGCAGGCGCCGACCTGGCTTCGCGATGACGTGGACAGCCGAGACCGTCGCGGCGTTACCGATTGTGGAGGCGTTCACCTCGGAGATCCGCATCATCGACGGCTGTCGGGTCCGTGTCCCGCTGGCTGCGGACGTCAAACTCGTGTTCGTCACGGATCGCGACGTCGACCGGTATGTGGATGCCGACGGGGCCCGGTGGAAGCTGTGCCAACGTCTCACCGGCGAGTACGCGCGCATCTGCACAGGAAGAGTCTGAATGGGATTTCACACGCGCATCTCAAGTCTCGCGGCGCCGCGACGGGTGCGCGCCGGCAGCGCCCAGGAGTACACCAACGCCTTCTTCGGCGGGGACCCCGTGCCCGATCTCTGGCTCTCCGCGCTCGCGGCGAGCGGCATGGAAGTGACGCCGGAGCTCGCGAAGACGCTGTCAGCGATGTACTGCGGCGTCAACACGATCGCGTACGACCTCGCCACGCTCCCCGCGCAGACGTTCAAGGCGCGATCGGACGGGGGGAAGGATCGCATTCGGGGCAGTGCCGCCGAGTGGGCCGCCGGCGGCATCGGTGATCTCGCCTACATGCTCCAGTGGGCGCCGAACGACTATCAGACGGCGACGGAGTACTTCGCGGGCCAGGTGGCGCAATTCCTCATGCGCGGGCAGGCCTACGCGGAGATCGTCGACGGGCCGAAAGGCTTTCTCTCCCAGCTGTTGCCGCGGCATCCCGATCGGGTGTTCCCCGAACGCCTCCCGAGCGGGCGGATCCGCTACAAATTGATCGAAGGCAACGGCCGACCCGATCGCTATATCAGCTGGCAGGAAATGCACGTCGTCCGGGACATTGGGACCGACCCCCTGGCCAGCCAATCGATGATGTCCTTTGCGGTCAGTGGCGTTGGGATCTCGCTGGCGGCGGAACGCGCGGCGGGGAAGTTCTTCAAGTCGGGCATGACGGCGGCGATGATCGCCACCTACGCCGGCGACAAGGACGACGAAGACGAGGACGCGCTGCACAAGAGCATCTCCCGCTTCGCCGGCGGCGTCGAGAACAGCTTCGGCCTCATGCTCGTCCCGGACGACATCAAGATCGCCAATCTCGCGGTCGAACCCGACAAGGCGCAGATGATGCTCGCGCGCGAGTGGACCGTGTTCGAGGTCGCGCGGTGGCTGCGCATCTCCCCGCGCAAGCTCATGGTCCGGTCCGCCACATCGGGCGGCTACGCCTCCGCCTACCAGGACGCGATCGATCACGTCGTGGGCTGTATCCGTCCCCTGGCGCGCACGTTCGAGCAGGCGATCCAGCGGGATCTGATTCTCGCGAAGGACACCTACTTCGTGAAGTTCGATCTGCGCGAGCTCCTCCGCGGGGATCCGGCGCAGACCGGGGAATTCATCGAAAAGGTGGTCCGCAACCGCTCGATGCGACCCAGCGAGGTCCGGACGCTCTTGCTCGACCTGAATCCAGACGCGGAGCTCGACAAGCTCTCGGAAAGCGACAACAAGCCCGGAAACGCGGGCGGGACGCCGGCGAATCAGCCCTCGCCACCGCAGAACGCCCGCGCGAACCTCAAAGCCATGCTGGCCGTGCACGACAACGCGGTGCGCTGCCTCCGACGGGAACGCGTAGCCGTGGAGAAGCTCGGACGGAAGCATGCCAGCGACGTCGACGGGTGGAAAGCCGGCCTCCGCGACTTCTACGGGGACCACGCGGTGTTTGTCGCGCAGACGATGCGCCTGTCGTTGACAATCGCCCGCGGCTATGCGGCGCAACATGGCGCGGCGTTCGAGCTCAAAGGGTTGACGGTGATCGATGGGGACGCGGGCCCGGCGTGGGAAGCCTACGAGGCGGACGAGCTCGCGGCGTTGTCGTTGATGGACGAGGCCGCGGCGTGAGCTGGCTCACGAGGTTGTGGGTGTTCTTGCGGCGCGATTGCCCGCATTGCGGATCGCGACGCATCTGGACGGTGGACGGCCCCCTGTGCGCACGGTGTTGGATCGAAGAAACAGGCTGGAGAAAACGCGATGCGAACTGAATTTGAGCAGATGTTCGGCGGCGGGCAGTTGTGGGTCGAGCCGAAAGCCTTTCGGGCGTGGTTGGCGACCGCCAAGGTGAAAGCCGCGGCCCTCGCGGGTCCAGACGCGGTGCAGGCCGCGGTCACCGCGTACAGCCAACGCACGATCGCGCCCCAGATGGTCGGGGACCTCGCGCTCATCGATGTCTGTGGCCCCATTACGTACAAAAGCTCCTGGCTGTCGTACTACTTCGGCGGGGCGAGCATCCAGGATCTGCAGCAGCAGTTCCGAATGGCGCTGGGCGATCCGGCGGTGAAGACGATCGCCTTTCGCATCGATTCACCTGGCGGCGTGATCGACATGATGCCCGAGTTTGCCGACGAGATTTACACGGCGCGCGGGAAGGAGTCCCGCCCGATCATCGCCGTCGCCGACACGATGATCTGCTCGTGCGCGTACTGGCTGGCGAGCCAGGTGGACACGATCTACGCGACGCAAAGCGCGCAGATCGGGGCGATCGGCGTCTATTGTGAGCATGACGACATCTCGAAGATGCTCAAGAAGGCCGGGATCACGATCACGCTCATCGCCTACGGCGAGAACAAGATCGATGGGCATCCGTACGCACCGCTGAGCGACACCGCGCGCGCGGAGCTGCAGGCCAGTGTCGACGAGATCGGCGGGTGGTTCGATGCGGCGGTCGCCCGCGGCCGCGGCGTGGATCAATCCGTCGTCGCCAAGACGTTTGGCCAGGGCAAAGTCTTCCGCGGCAAGACCGCGGTCAAACTCGGACTGGCGGATAAGGCGGGGACGTTCGGGCAGGTGATCGGCCGCTTGGCGAAGGCGCGGCCGGCGAGTCCCCTGGCGCGAGCGGACACACCCGTCGCGCCGGTCGTGGGGGCAATCGTGGCCGCGAAGAAAACGAAGACCGACGACGACATCACCGGCTGCCCCGAGTGCGAGCCAGCGTGCCCGTGCGAGGAGACCGAATGTCCCCCCTTGTGTCCGACCTGCTCGCCGGAATGCGCCTGCTACAAAGAATCGGCGGCGAAAGCCGCGGCCGAGGCCTCCGCGCTGGCGGCTGACCAAGAAGCGATTGCGATCGCGCTCGTCATCGGCGAGTAAGACCTCTCAGCCGCGCCTGGATGATTCACAGTACCAAGCCGCCACCCCTTAGCTACCGCGCTGGAGGGGTGGGGGCATCGTCCAGCGCGCCCAACGTTTCGACCTCCTCGCGCGTGAAGAGCCGCAAGCGGGCATACCGCGGCGAGCGTTCCGCGAAGCCGTCGATGTCGTCGATCCGGAGTGACGCGATCTCGCCACCAGGATTGACACCAGCCTGCCAGCACGCACGCATCGCCGCCGCGATCCACGGCCCATCCACCTGATCGTGCATCGGGGCCACATGCGTCGCGTTCCAGATCGCCAGCGCCTCGTCGGCGTCGGCCGCGGACACATCGACAATCACCACGCCGAGAAACTGCCGGCCCTTCGGGCGATCAGCGTCGCAGAAGCTCAGCCAGTACGTGCGCATCGTGCATCACTCCGTCGTCGCGCCGCGGTAGATCCCCATGTGCCCAGCCAGGAACGCCGAGCACGCGCGACAGATGCATTGTCCTCGACTCCTCCGAATAAACAGCACCGCAAATAGGTACACCTTCCGCTTCCCGCTACAACTGATCTCGAACACGCACGGCTGACGCGCTCTCGTCCTCAGCGAGTGACGATCGCGGCAGTAACACCAACAGGCGGCTTCTGAGAAGCGCGCGGTGGGTTTTGGCTCCGAAATGCGGGGCCATTTCACGCCGTGCGCTTTTTTCGTTTTTGGGAGCCGCACAACATGGCAGCCACCGCCCCCGCCACCTTCAATCTCAAAGCGCTCCGTCAGCGCGCCGCCGACGTCAAGGGCGAGATCGCCAAACTCTCCAAGGAACGCGCCGACATCGGCAACGCGGCCGTGGCCGAGAAGCGCGCCTTGACCGACGAGGAGCGCACCAAGTTCACCGCGCTGGCGCCGCAGATCGAGGGGCTCAAAGCCCAACTCGACGACGTCGCCGAGTTGCTCGAGGCCGCCGAAGCCGCCAACGCGGCCGAGAAGTCCGCGACCGTCAAGAGCGTGGCCGATCCCGATGCCGACGTGGCCACCGCGGCGGTCGCCAAAGCCGGCCTCCAGGGCAGCGTCCAGGTCGGCGAGAGCGCCGAAGACAAGCTCCTGAAATCCCCCTCGTTCTTCGGGATGGCGCTGCACGCCGTGCGCCGGATCGTGGTCCACGAGGCCGACGCCACGGACTTCAAGCTGGTCAAGATGCTCGGCGGCCCGACCGGCGCCAATTCGGACGTGCCCTCGGATGGCGGCTTTTTGATTGCCCCCGAGCGGTCCAATTCGATTCTCGAGCGCGTCTACGACACGGGCGCGATCGCGGCGCTCGTCACCCGCCAACCGATCGGCGCCAACTCCAACGGCATCGTCTTGCCGGCTATCGACGAAACGAGCCGGGCGGACGGATCGCGCTACGGCGGCGTCGCCTCGACCTGGGTCGGGCAGGGCACGGCCGTGAGTGCGGGGCGGCCGAAGTTTCGCGCCATGGAATTGAAGCTCAAGAAACTGATGGCGTTCGTCTACGGCACCGACGAGCTCATCATCGATGCGGCGGCCTTCTCGGCCTTCGTGAGTCGCATCCTGCCGAAGGAACTCGTGTTCCGGCTCGAAGATGCCATCGTCAACGGCGACGGGTCCAACAAGCCCGCCGGCTTCCTGAACTCGGGCGCCGCCATCACCGTCACGCGCAACACCGCGAGCCGTGTGCTCTACGAAGACGCCTCCAACATGTGGAAGCGCATGTGGGCGCCCCTGCGACCGACGTCCGTCTGGATGGTCGATCAGAGCGTCGAGCAGGAGCTCGAGCAGATGTCGATCGCTATCGGCACCGCCGGCGTGTTGGCACCCATCTACCGCCCGGCCGGCATCTCGGTCGGCCCCACCGGCACGCAGGGCTATTCGCCCGCGACGCTCTACGGGCGCCCGATTCTCACGACCGAGTACGGCGCGGCGCTCGGCACCGTGGGCGACATCATCCTGGTCAACCCCGGCGAGTACACCGTCATCGACAAGGGCGGCGTCGACATGGCCGTCTCCCTCCACGTGGCGTTCTTGACCGACGAACAGGTGTGGCGCTTCACGTATCGCGCGGACGGGCAGCTGAACTGGAACGCCGCGCTGACGCCGAAGTCGGGCGGGTCGACGCTGTCGTGCGTCGTGACCCTCACGTAACACGCGGGTCGCGACCGATCCCTTGTCATCTCGAGCACAGGAGCACCGCACATGCCGCGCAATTCCGAGTCGCACATTCTCATCCCGCTCTGTGAAGCCAAGGACTACGGGTCCGCCGGCGTCGACTTCGACTCCGTCCATATGGGCCGGATCCACAGCCTCTCCGTCGCCATCGACTTCGGGGCCATCACCGGCAACTCGATCCTGAAGGTGTCGCACGGGGCCACCGAGGGGACCAAGACGACCGATGTCGCCTTCAAATATCGGTTCGGCGGCGGCGACTTCAAGGCGGCGAGCGCGGACATCCTCGGCGCGGCCACGGCCGTGGCGTCGACCGGGCTCACCTTGACGGCGACGACCTACGACCACCGCTTGCTGGTGATCGAGGTCGACGCGGACACCATCACGGACGGTCAGCCCTGGCTCACGGTCAGCATCGATGCGACCGCGAGCGTGATGCTCTGCGGCGCCATCGGCGTCGGGAATCCGCGCTACGAAGGCAACACGGCCGTCACGGTCATCAAGTAGCCCATGTGGCTCCGAGCCCTCGCGGGCGCGTATGCCGGCGAGGTCCGCGATTACCGCACGGACGTCGGGCTGCGAGCCCTGCGATCGGGGACGGCCGAACGAGTCGTCGACGCCATCGCCGAGACCGTGACGCCCCTCGCGCCACGCCCGGTGGCGGCCGCGGCGCCGCTGATCACCGCCGCGGCGCTCCCGATCGTTCCCGAGAAGTCCCGCAAACGACAGCGTCGATAACGCAGCGCACGGCCCCAGGCCGGTGAGGACGTCAATACATGGCAGGCTCAAAAGCGGTCTATTCGAAGTGGGTCGGATCCGCGCTCATCTACTACACCGCGGCCGGCGTCGAGATCTTCCGGATTGACGGCACGTCGGGTGCGGGCGGCGGGATCGTCTCCAAGCAGGTGTTGTTCACGGAGGACGCCACCTCGCTGACGCATACCGGCACCATCGTGTTGCCGGCCGGCGCGACGCTCCTCGACATCATCGTCACGCCCCAGGTCCTCTGGACCGGCGGCACGGCGGCGTTTACCTGCGGCGATGCGAACGCGGCCACCGGCTGGTTCACGACCTGCAACCTGAAAGCGACCGACCTGGTCCTCGGCGAGCGGCTGCAAGCCAGCAACGCCAACAACTGGGGCGGCGTGAACGGCGCGTATCTGACGACCGCGGGGCGCTTCGGGCAACAGTCCGCCAATCTGATCGGCGGCTACTGTCCCACCGCGTACAGCGTCATCGGCGTGGTCACGGTGGGCACGCCGGCGACGACCGTCGGCCGGACCCGCATGACCGTCCTCTACACGATCGGCACCACGGTCGCCCCGGTCCTGGCGTAACCCGCCATGGCTGTTGGGACTGTCACCGTCACGCAGCGTCGGGTGGGGAACATCCGTCAGGTAATCGCCGCGATTGTGGCGAGCTCGACGGATGGATCCGTGCCGGCGACGGTGCTGCCGGCGTTCGAAGGGCAGCTCCTGGCGCTGGGCACGGCGCCGGGCGTGACGAATCCCACGGCGAACTACGACATCACCCTCCTGGACGCCTACAGCTACGACGTCCTCGAGGGCGTCGGCGCGAATCGCTCCGCCTCGGCCGCGCAGAAGGTCGCGATTGTCTACAGCGGCACCGGCACGCATCCCCCGGTCGACGACGGCGACGCGTTGACGCTGACCCTCGCGAACAACAGCGTCAACAGCGCCTTGATCACCATCACCCTGTATTACGCGTTGGGGGGCTGACGGATGGCGTTGTCCCTCTACACCGCGGCGGTCGGTCCGGCACTCGACCTCGCGACCCTCAAGGCGCAGTGTCGGCTCTCGCCGGATCAGACCGACGAGGACGACTACCTCGCCTCGGTGCTGGTGCCGATGGCCAGCGATCGGGCCGAAGTGTCGACGCGGCGCGCGCTCCTCACGCAGACCTGGGACTGGGTCCTCGACGGGTTTCCCGACGACGACTACCTCGAGATCCCAAAACCGCCGCTCGTGACCGTCTCGTTCGTGCACTACGTGGATCCGGACGGCGTGACGCAGACCTGGTCGACGAGTGACTACCTCGTGCAGGCGCCCGCCGGCCCCCGGTGCAAGCGGGGACGCATTGCGCTGCCGTTCGCCGGCATCTGGCCCGTCACGCTGTCGCAGATGGGCGCGGTGACGATCCGGTTTGTCGCGGGCTACGGCGCCAGTCCGGCGATTCCCCCCCTGATCGTCATGGGGATGCTCATGGACGCGGCGACCCTCTTCGAAAATCGGGAATCGGTGCTGACGGGGGCCCGCCAACAGGCGATTCCGATGCCCTCGAGCTCGCAAGACATTTACCGGACGTATCGCAGCGTCCCCACGCAACGGCTGGACTGAACCAAAGGACGGACGCCCCATGGCCGCGACCCAAACCTCCCAGATCGTGATCAAGCTGCAGGCCGAGGCCTCGAACGTGACCCTCGGCACGGTCCGCGATCAGATCGCGCTGGACTACACCACCAACATCGGGCCGGGCTCGGGCGCGGGCCTCGCGAACGTGATCTATCGGGCGACGATCACGCTGGCGGCGAGCGGCACGGCGGATTATGACTTCAGCGGGACCGCCCTGACCGACGGCCTCGGCACGGCCGTCGCGCTCACGAAAATCAAAGCGATCATCGTCCACGCCGCCGCGGCCAACACCAACAACGTGGTCGTCGGCGGCGTCAACACCACGATCGCGATCTTCGCGGACGTGTCCGACAAGATCGCGATCAAGCCGGGCGGCACGCTGGTGTTGACCGATCCCTCGGTGGCGGGCATCACCGTGACCGCGGCGTCGGCGGACCTGCTGACCATCACGAACAGCTCGAGCGGGACCGGGGTCACCTTCGACCTGGTCGTGATTGGACTGTAGATGGCGGCCACACAAACCTCCCAGATCGTCCTGAAGCTCCAGGCCGAGGCCTCGAACGTGACCTTGGGCACGGTGCGCGACCAGATCAACTTGGACTACACGACCGCCCTGGGCCCCGGCACCGGCGCGGGGCAGGCCAACGTGATCTATCGCGCCACAAGGACGCTGACCGCGAGCGCCACGGAAGATCTCGATCTGAGCGGCACGGCGCTGACCGATGGCCTGGGCGCCGCGGTCGCGTTGACCAAAGCCAAAGCGGTGGTCGTCCACGCGGCCGCGGCGAACACCAACAACGTCATCATCGGCGGCGGGAACACCACCTTTTCGCTCTTCGTGGCGGCGAGCGACGCGTACGCGATCAAGCCGGGCGGCACCTTCGTGCTGACCGCGCCCGCGGCGGCGGGACTCACGATCGTCCCCGTGTTGGGCGGCGCGACGGATCTCTTGACCGTCACCAATAGCGCGGGCTCGACGCCCGTCTCGTACGACGTCGTGGTGATTGGGCTCTAGACGCCCATGATCCATACCCCCATCGGCGCGTTGCGGCACCGGGTGACCATCTCGACGACCGTCGAGGTCCCGGACGGACGGGGCGGCTACCGCCCGAATCCGACCGTGCTTGTGGCGCGGGTGCCGGCGCAGGTCGAAATGATGGAGGAGATCTACGCGCGCACCGCGAGCGCCACGATCCGCAGTCCGATCTCGGTGAAGCTGCGCTATCACGACGGCCTCAAAGCCGGCATGACCGTGACGTATCACTCGTTCGCCGGCGATCGCGTGCTCGAGGTCGTGTCACCGCCGGAAATTGACGAACAGCACCGCCGAGCGCTGCTGCCCTGCCGGGAGATTCCCTGATGGGCACCACCGTCTCGGGCTCCCCGCTGGCCCCGTTTGCCGATGCGCTGTTTACGCGCTTGAACGCGGACGCGACGCTCGCGGCCCTGGTGCCGGGCGGCATCTTCGCCGGCATGCCCGAAAGCCGGCTCGTCGATCCGATCCTCGAAGGCGCCTATGTGTTCATCGGGCACCGGACGCTCGGCAAGCGGGCGGGGGCCATGCAGCGCGAAGGCGGCAACGCCTCGGTCACGGTCGACGTGTGGAGCGCCTATCACGGGCCGTCCGAAGTGCAGGACATCCAGTCCCGGATCCGGGTGCTGCTCCAACGCCAGGATCTGCCGGTGCCGGGCTTTCTGCTGTATGCCGGCTCGCTGATGTGTGACGACGAAGTGTGTTTCCAGGATTACCACCCGGACATTCCGCAGCTGGCCGCGCTCTTTCATGGCGTGCAGCGGTGGGTCGGGTTGCTCGAGGAGTTAAGTTGATGGCGTTGGACGACATGAAAGCGATCGCGGCGATGGTCGTCGAGCTCGTGCAGCCGGTCTACACGACGTTGGACGCGCAGCTCTCCGCGACGCTGCTGCTCGGGACCGAACTGCGTCGTGTGGCCGATGCGCTCGAGCGCTACGCCCCGGTGCCTGGAGCGCTCCTGGTGTCCGAACCGCCGGACCCGCAGACGGGGGCGGAGGGCGAACTCGGCTGTCTCCACCACGTCGAGCGCCGCATCACATTCGCGTCGAGCGGCAACGACGACTTCTACTGTCAGGACTGTCAGGTGATGGTCCTGCAGGCGCTCACCGCGAAAGGCTAGGACCGAGATGGGCCAGTACACGACCGACGCGAACACCACCCTCCATCTGGAGGACGGCCAGGTCATCGGCCCCGGTCAGGTGTTCGTGACGGCGTTCCGTCCCGAGCAGGAAGCGCAGCTCCTGGCGTGTGGCGCGATCACGACGCCCCCGGTCCCGGAGACGGTCACGATCGCCGGCGTCGAGGTCGACGTCATCACCGGCGCGGCGGTCATCCACGAGTCAGTCGCCGGGAATCCCGGCCAGAAGGAGTAGGCACCATGGCGGGAGTCATCACCGGCAAACACATGCTCTATGACGTGACCCTCACGGTCAACAGCGTCAACTTGAGCGACCACGTCGAGAAAATCGAGTGGGAAGCGCACACCAACGCGGGGCGCGGCGACGCGATGGGGGACACGCAGCAGTACGACATGGCGCTGCTCCTCCAGGTCCCCGACATCAAGGTCACCTTCTACCACGACTTCGCGGCCGCCAAGGTCTACGCGACCCTCTACGGCGCCTGGTCGGTGCCGCAGACGTATTTCAACGTCGTGGCGAAGGCGAGCTCCGCGGCGACGTCCGCGACGAATCCCCAATTCACGATCAGCTGCTTCGTGAAATCGATGCCGTTGCTCAAGGGAGAGCACGGGGCGCGCCACATGGCCGATGCCGTGTTCGGCGTCGCCGGCAATATCGCGGTGGCGGTGGCGTAACACACTCACGGGTGAGGGGGAGAATCCCCGCCACCTTGCTCTGGCCCCTGACGCTCGGCGACGTGTGTCGCTGGAGTGCCAGGGGCTTTTTTTATGGAGGTCACACACGTATGGGCAAGCTCTCACGACAAGACTTTCTGACCGGGGTGGCGAAGGCCACGGCGAACTTTCCGCGCGAGAAGGTGGATCTGCCGGAGTTGGGGTTGACGGATGTCTGGATCCGATCCTCGTCGGGCCGCGAGCGCGACGAGTTCGAGGAATCGCTCCGCATCAAGAAGGGCCGCAACAAGGGGGACACCGACCTCTCGAACTTTCGGGCCAAGCTCGCCGTGCGCTGCATCGAAGACGAGGACAAGGTGCGGATCCTCACGGATGACGACGCGCTGATCCTCGGTGAGATGCCGGTCGGGCCCCTGAACAAAATCATGGCGGTCATCAATCGGGTCTCCGGGACGACGGAGGAGGAAGCCGACAAGCTGGGAAACGACTCCGCGAGCGGGGCAGCTTCCGCCGAGCCGTCTTAGAGCTCGCGCACGAGTTTCACGAGATCGATGTGGACGGGCTGCTCGAACGGATCAGTTCGCGCGTCCTGACCGAGTGGTTGCAGTACTTCAAGGTCAAGGAAGAAGAGCGCGAGAGCGAACGGTAGGACCAGACATGGACGCGCCGGGGAACGCGGGGGGACGCCACGGGTCGCCGTACCGCAGGCGCCCGGTCGGGTGGAGTGGGGAGTCAATCCGAGATGAGTGATGGCGGTTCCGTGACGTCGACCGGTCTCGAGGAGATGCGCGCCGCCTGCCACCGGTTACCGGCGGCCGTGACCGCGGCGTGTCGCGCCGTGGCCGAGCGATCGGCGAAGCGCGTGCAGGCCTACGCGAAAGAGATCCTGCGGGCCGAGATGAAGTCCGACCGGACCGCGCTCATCGACGCCATTGTCATCATTGAAGACACGGGGAACAAGGATTTTAGCGTCGTCTCCAATCCCCCGCGCGGCCAGCCCAAAAACGTGACGCTCTGGAATGAGTACGGCGCGCTCGGACGCCTCACCGCCCGCCACTACATGCACGAGGCCGCGGACCGGGAAACCGACCAGTACCACAAGGACCTCGACGCGGCGTCGTTCGCGGCCGTGGCGCAGTTGCTCGCGTAAGCCATGGCCACGATCACCAACCGCATCGCCTGGGTTGATAACACCGACGCCCTCAAAACGTCGCTGCTCGCGGGCATTTCTACGATCGATTCGATGAAGCGATCGGTCGACCGCACGGCGGAGAGCCTGGGCGGCAGCGGGTTGTTTCGCGCGGCGAACGTCGCCGTCGGGGCGATTGATCAACTCGGCGGGGCCACCAAGCTCACGGCCGCGGAACTCGACAAACAGACGATCAAGATCGACAAAGCGATCGAGAAGTACGACGCCTTGGGGCAACGCGCGCCCGAGGCGATGCGCCAGCTCTCCGTCGAGTTGAAAGCGGCGTCGGCCGCGGCTGAGACCATGGCCGACAAGGCGGAGCGCATCGGCGCGTCCATGACCAAGATCGGCGGCTCCCTGCAGTCGGTCGGGACCACCCTCTCGATCGGGATCACCGCGCCGCTGGTGGCGCTCGGCTACACCGCCCTCAAGGCGTCGATGGATTTCGAAACCGCCTTCTCGGGGGTCCAGAAAACCGTCTCCGCCACACCGGTCGAACTCCAGAAACTCAATGAGGGCTTTCGGGAGATGGCGAAGGTCACGCCGGTCTCCGCCGCCGGCCTCGCGAAGATTGGCGAAACGGCCGGCCAGATGGGAGTCGGTCAAGACCACCTCCTCGCGTTCACGAAGACCATCGTCGACATCAGTACCGCCACGCATCTCACAGCCGACGAAGCCGCCACAGCCTTTGCCAAGCTCGCAGTCGTCATGAAGGTGCCGCAGAGTGAGTTCGAGCACTTGGGATCGGCGGTCTATTCACTCGGCAACTTCGGCCAGTCCACCGAAAAAGAAATGCTGGACATGGCGCAGCGGATCGCGGGCGCCGGCGCCGCGGCCGGCTTCACGGCGCCACAGGTCCTCGGCATTGCCAACGCCCTCTCCTCCGTCGGGATCGAGGCGGAAGCCGGCGGCACCGCGATCTCGCGGGTCATCATCAAGATGTCGAAGGATGTGGCGACCGGGGGCGGCCATCTGAAGGACTTCGCCGCGATGTCGGGGATGTCGGCGAAGGACTTCCAGCAGGCGTGGACGAAGGACCCAGGGCTCGCCTTTTCCGCCTTCATTACCGGCTTGTCGCATGTCAAGGACCAAGGCAAGAGCCTCTTCCTCGCGATGGACGAACTCGGGTTCAAGGAAACCCGACTCCTGAACTCGATGCTCTCGTCCGCCGGGGCCGCCAACCTGATGCGGGACTCGATGGCCCTCGGCACCGCCACCTACGCCGATCACTCGAAGTTCCTCGAGGCGGTGCAGACCCGGTACGCGACCACCGAAAATCAAATGAAGATCTTCGCGAATCGGCTCGACGACGTCCGTATGAAGCTCGGCGACGCGCTGATGCCCATCCTCCGCGACTTCATGAAGGCCGCCGACCCGCTCATCGAGTGGGCGTCCAGTGCGGTGAAATGGTTCGCGACCTTGCCCGAGCCGGTGCGGCTCCTGGTTGTCGGGCTGGTGGGATTCGTGGCGGTCATTGGGCCGGCGCTCTTTATCATCGGCTCGTTCGTCGGCGCGCTCGGGGAAATCGGCACGGCGCTGGCGCTCTTCAGCGGGCCTGCGGCCGCCGGCGGGATCGCGGGACTCGTCGGCTTCCTGGCCAACCCCATCGTGCTGGGGGCCGCGATCGTCATCGGCGGGATCGCACTCGCCGTCTACGAACTGCACAAGAACCTGAGCGCGATGGAGCACATCTCGAACGCCGGGAAGCCGCTCGAAGGGCTCCTCGACGGGAATAAGAAGCCGCTTCTGTCAACCAGCAGCCCGGACGTGGTCAAGGCGAACACCGGAGACCTCGTGACCGGCATGACGATCAAGATGGGCGCTGACTTCAAGAAGGTGGCCGCCGAAGTCGTGGTGGGCACCACGAACCAAGTCTCCGCGAACAGCAAGCTCCTAGAGTCAGTCAAGACGCTCACCGCCGGTCAGCGGGCCCGGATCGACGCGGACAAAGCCGCCGGCATGACCGCGAAACAGATCGCCGCGGATACAGGCATTGCAGCCGACGTGATCGGCGTCTACGAACGCCAGACCGTGTCGGCGCACAAGGAAACCGCCAAAGCCGAGAGCGAGCACACGAAGGCGCTGAAGGTGCTGGCGCAAGCCCAACTCGACGCGCGCAACGCGGCCATCCCGTTGGACGAGATCCAAGTCGTCATGGCGACGCACTACCGGAGTCTCGGCTTAGGCATCACGGAAACGGCCGTGCTGATCGGGGCGGCCGACATTCAGGTCAAGTTGTTCGTCGAAACCACGAAGGAGCTCGGGACGTCACTCGGGAAGATCCGCGCGATCGAATCCGGCCAGCCGCTCCTCGGTCCCATCAAGGGACTCGGCGACCTCGTCAACATCCACGAGCAGCTCAAAGGCATCACGGACGAGTTGACGAAGATCCACAACATCGAGTCGGGCGGGGGCGCGGCTTCAATGGACAAGCTCGGTCCCCTCAAGGGTGAGTTCCTCTTCCACCCAAAGGACGAAGAAGCCATCGTGCGCTTGAAGCAGCACACGAAGGACTGGGAACACGCGCTCAACGACGTGTCGCGAGCCTTTGAGGAGATTGGCCGAGCGGCGGGCGGCTCGCTGGGTGGGATCTTCTCGGCCGTCGGGCAGGTGATCCAAATCCTCGAACAGGCGAGTCGCGTCACGCAACAAATCGGTCGCAACGGTCAATCGCTCGGGGGCAGCTTCGGTCTCGGCTCCGTCCTCTTTAACTCGAACGCCACCGGGGCGCAACGCGTGTCCGCTGGGGCGCAGGCGGCGGCCGCCGTGGCGCAAGGCGCGATGAACGTGTGGGACGCGACGAGTTCGCACGCGTCCGCCATGGGCAATGCTGGCGCGGGCGCCCTCGCGGGGGCGCAGGCGGGGGCCGCGTTCGGTCCGTGGGGGATAGCGATCGGCGCCGCCGCCGGATTCTTTGTTGGACTCATCCGCGGTAAGCCCGAGTGGGCGAAGGCCGCCGACGAAGTGGGTCGGGATTTCGGCGTCAAGATCGACAAGGCGCTCAGCGACCAAATCGCGAAAGACGCGAAGGAGCTGTTTCACGGGGACCGCTGGGCCGCCGAATACAACAACCTCGCGAACATCATTCAGCAAGCCGGCGGCCTGACCGACAAGAACATCGCCCAGATGATGGGGAAGCTGCACGACGTCTTCTCGCTGATCGAACTCAATCGCCTCACCGCCGTGCAAGGCGCGAAGATCATCGATGACAACTGGGACGCCTTCGCGAAGCAGGGGACCAACGCCTACGGCCAGATCAGCGACAAGCTCCGCGAGATCATCGACCTCGACGAGCGGTTCGGGACGCACTCGAAGGCGATCGCCGCCTGGAAGACGGGGCAGGCGGCCGACATGGCCTCCGGGCTCGCCGGACTGTTAACACAGCCGATGATCGCCAATGCGGAAGCCGTCGGGAAGGCCGTCACGGACGCGCAGAAGGCTGTGGACGACGCGAAGGAGAAACTCGCCGATAGCGACGCGAAGCAGGCCGCCTCCGGCGCCGGCGGTCCGACCGACAAGCAGGCCGCCGCGATCAAGAAGGCCGAGCAGACCCTGGCGGGCGCGCAATCGAAACAGGCGCAGACCGACACCATCGCGCACTACAAGGCCGTCGAAGCCGCGCAAAAAGCGCTCGACAAAGCGAGAGAAGCCGCGAGTAACACGTCCGCGACGAGCGGCGCCAAGGATCTCGCGCTCACCGACGCCCTCACGAAGGCGCAGGACACGTTGACGGAGGCCCTGACTGTCCAGCATCGCGAAGCCGAGCGCAACAAACAGGCCCTGGCGGATCTCGGCACCATCGCGCTCACGACGTTCAATGCCGCCATCGCGAGTGGCTCGACCTTCGCGCAAGCGCTGAAGGCCATTTCGCCGCAGCTCGATCTCATCGCGAAGGCCTACAAGAACCTCGGGCTCGTCGTGGATGATCCCGCGCTCAAAGGCCTCCTGATCGAAAACACCATCCTGAATGGGGCCGGGGGGACCGGCCAAGCGGTGAGCGGCCTGCAACAGATCATCACCGCGGGCATGAACCTCGGGAAGGGGATTGAAACGCCCGAGGCCTTCGCGGCGCAGCAGCGCACCCTCGGCTCGCTCTACACGCAGACGCAATCGGCGACCGAGCAGGCCGGCGGCACCACGATTAACGCCCTGCTGCCGTTCCAGCAGACCCTCCACGAACTGCAGGACTGGGCGAAAAAGCAGGGGCTCGATCTCGACGAGAACACGAAAGAGATGATCCGCCAGAGCGACGAGCTCGGCATCTGGCACGACATGGAGAAGACCGACGGGGAGAAGACGCGCGACTCCATCGCGCAGTTGATCCTCAGCCAAGACCGGTTGGCGGCGGCCCTAGGCGGAAAACCGTATACCCCGCCCGGGACGACGGGCGCCACGGGCACGAACGCCCCAGGACCGGGCGCGGATCCCGGCGGCTGGCGATCCGGCGACACGGATCCCCACGCGCCGCCGACGTGGCCGATGGCGGGGGGGGGCTTCGGCTTCGCCTCCCGTCCGATGACGTTCACCACGCAGGGAAACGAGGAGTACGCCTTCAGCGGGGAAGGGCGACGCTTTTCGCGCGGGCCGTCGAGCGGCTTCCTCAAGGGCGACGGCAACGACGGACTCTCGACCGCTGCTGGCGGCGACACCTACCAGATCACGATCCACGCCGTCGATGCGGCCAGCTTCGAGCAACTCTTAAACCGCAACGCGGCCTCGGTCGCGGGCGCCGTGACGAAAGCGGTGCGGTACAACAAGGGCGGGGCGCATACCAAGCTGCGGGCGGAACTGGGGGTGTCCTGATGGCCAAGATCCCCGCGGTTTATCAGGGTGCCGCGAGCAACCTGTTCGCGGCCATCACGCCCACCGCCACCGTTGCGCCCATGGCGACGTACTCGCTGGCGACCTTCCCCTATCTCCGTCCGGACTGGCGCGTGAAGTGGGCGGTGAAGACCGTAACGCTGACCTGGAGCGGCGTGAGTGCCGCGATCAACGGCGAGATCTTCGTGCTCACCGTCTCCAATCTCGACGCGGGCGCCTCGGTGGCCACCATCACCAACGCGGACGGGCTCAGCCAGGCGATCACGATTCCGGCCGTACCGCTCGATGGTATTCCGCTCACGGTGATCGTGGATCTCTCGGGTTTCACGAACGCGCAGAAAACCTCGACGACCTGGAACCTCGTGATCAGCGGGAACTCGGTGAACGTCACCCTCGGCGCCGCGATTGCGCTCTACGGCCCGAAGACGACGTTCCTCAACAACATGTCCGGGTCCAACTTCGCCTGGGACTACCACGAGAAAGAACATCACGGGCAGGAGGAGAAGAAGAACGTCTACCTGTCCCGGTTCATCCTCGACGCCCTGACGCGGGAACGCTCGATCGAGTTCCTGATGCGCGCAAACGACGCGGGCAAGGCCGCCCTCACCGCCTGGCACCGCTCCTCGCATGGCGGGGCGTTGGGCTCGTTGTTCTGGCCCGATCCGAATGTGAGTGACGGGCTGTTCGGGACGCTCGGCGATCTGGACGTGCAGAACGTCTGCCAAGGCTACCGCCCGATCAACATGACGTTCACGGAACTCTCGAAAGGGATTCCGCTCCTGTGAGCCTGCCGAACACGTCGGCCGGCACGGCGATCGCGCTGACGCTCCCCGCGTCGGTCACGATCGATCTGTACGACGCCATCGGCACCGGCGCCTGGTACAGCTACACGCCGGCGGTGATCAGCCCAGGTTTCGTCGGCGCCAAGGTGCTGCCGAACCTCCCGTCAGACGAGGCGCAACTCACGGCCTACCAAGGGATCGCGCTGGCCTCGCCCTCGCAGTTCGGGACGATGCGGATCGACTCGACCGCGCCGATGCAGGTGCCGGTCCTCCTCGGGAATACGTACTACTGGAAATTCGAGTCCACGGGAGCCCCGACCCTCGGCACCCCGGCCACGTTCACGCTGGTGGCGCCGTCCAAGAGTCCCGCGGGCATCGGGAGCATCGTGATTCCCGACGACGGCCATGGGTTCCCGGCGGTCGTGATGCGCCAAAGCGATGGCGAGGTGATTCGCGTCGTCGAGTTTCCCGCCGGCGAACATGGGGACGTCCTGCCGGACGGCACGATGTGCGTCGAGGCCCGCAACAGCAGCGCCATCGTCGACACGATCCAGATCTTCAGTAGCCAGTTCCTGTTGATCGCGGATCGGCCGTCGCTGATTCAGCCCGGCACGTTCTTTCAGGCCATTGCGGCGGATGGGATCGACACCTTCTACATCGTGCCAGTCGGGAGCGCGGCCAGTCCGCCCGAGGTGCGCGCGGTGTCCTCGGCCGGCGTCGTCAGCGGCACCGTCTGGACCCTCTCCGGGGTCGGCACGACCGCGATGGCGATCAGTCCCGGCGGGGCCACGCTGTATTGGAGTCAATTCGGGACGGCGGCGGTCAAGCGCCACGACATGGGCTCGGATTCGGCGGTGTCCGACCTCGCGGCGGATGTGGCGGGCTCCGCGGTGGCGGAGTTGATGGCCTTGGCCGACGGGTCGGTGGTCGTCTACTACGAGAAGGCCAGCACGCGCACCGACGACTTTCTCCGGCAGTACTCCGCCGCCGGCGCCACGCTCAGAGACTACGCCGTTGGGACGGCCTATACCGGCTTCACGTTCAATCACATGGCCCGCGATCCGGATGGGGCGGCCTCGTTCTGGACGTGGTTCTCGATCTTTACCCCGCTCCCGCAGGCGATGTTCGTGCAGTACGCGACCGTCGATGGGTCGGTCCTGCAGTCGTTGACGGTCGATATCTTCGAGCACGGGAGCGGGCCGACGGGGACCACGCAGCAGTTCGGCCCGAGTCAATCCTGTCCGTTTTTCTTTCTCCATCAACCGATCCCGCTCCGCCTCTCCGTGCCGGTCTTGTCCTATACGCCGTATACGACGCCGCTGCGCACGCCGACGAAGCGGGGGATCAACACCCAAGGGAGGCGACCGCATGCCCGATAAGCGCGAGGGCGAGGACGTCGGGCGCACGGGCGGCCACGAAGGCGGGCAAGGCTATGTCGCCACCTACACCGGCCCGTCGGGGACGGTGCCCATTGGGGACGATCCGGACGACGGCGAGGCGTTGACGGGCGCCCGCACGCTCCAGGTCTGGGCCGAAATCACGCACGCGATCGACTGACCATGCCCACGGATGAACTGCTCTCGGTCCCCGTGCTGAAGGTCGCACCGGAAACCACGGTGCTGCGGACGCCGGCGAGCTCGGCGGGCTCGAATCAAGGGGGCGTGGGCTTTACGGCGACGTATACGGGGGCGTCGGGATCCGTCCCGATCGGGGATGACGCCGAGGATGGGGAAGTCCTGACCGGCGCGCGGACGCTGCACGTGTGGGCGGAAGTGACGCATGTCAACGACTGAAACCCTCCGCTACGCCATCACCGATCTCGACGATACGGAGCGGAAAGAAGGCCGCCTCCTCACCGTCGGCGATGTCGAATACGCGCTCTCGCACGAACCGGAAGCCGGCACCGTCGAGATCTCGCTGAGTGACGTCGTGGGCCGACCGATCGGCACGCGCCTCGACGATCCCGACACGCAACACTTCCAACGCGACGAGATTGCGATCTTCGCCCGCACGGACGCCGGCCGACGCGCCAACGCGACCCCCCGTTGCCTCGGCCGCGGCTTGATCCAGGACGCGCAATACGGCACGCCCGTCGTCGCCACCTTCCACGCGACGGATGCGCTCTTTTGCGACGGGGCGGCCTTCGCGACGGAGAAGCAGTTCCCGACGTGGACGATTCCGAGTGCGTATTACTTCCTCGCCCCGCCCGATGTCTATTCGCAGGCGATGGCGGTGATCCTCGGAGAAGTCAGCGACGAAGGCGCGATTGATCCCAAAACCAGCCTCCCCTCCGCGCGCGGGTTGTGTCCGCTCACCTTCGTCGGGATCGACAATCTCCCGGGCGCGGTGGCGGGGATCTCAGAGCCGTGGGGCCGCTTCAACGTGTGCCTCTTTGCGGCGCACTCGATTCTCGGGGTCTACGGGTCCGACTTCGGCGGCGGGATCTACGGGCAATCGCTGTCCACGGGCGCGACCTCGGACGGGGCGGAACCCCAGTCGGTGATCACGCTCGACGGATCCCCCGACCTCTCGGACGTCTCCGATCTCGGCGACATGGCGATCACGCTCTACACGCCCAAACTCGGGAAGCAGGAGCGACAGATCATCGCCGTCAGTGGTTCCACCGTCACGATCAACAACAGCCTCGCGACGGTGGACTGCACCGACGTGAATTGGTTTATCACCCGCAAGCTCCCCCAGCGCACGAAACTCGATCTCGACGCCCGGGGCGGGATCGACACGATGGTCTTCGGCTATGCCGGCTATGTGAAAGCGACGACCTACGAAGACATCCTGAGCGATGGGGAAAGCTACCGCGTGCAGGACCTCTGGATCCGCGGGCCGCTGCTCGATGCACACCTGGCCGGGGAAGTCACCCTCACGGCGAATGTCATCGGCGTCGAGTCGGTCGGCGACGGCACCGGCGTGCCCATCACCGATTACTTCCTCGCCTATTTGTGGTGGCTCGAGAACTGCGTCCTCCAGAATTCCAAGCAACCGCGCGTGGAAGTCGGCACGTATTCGTACCCGCAGGTCGTGGCGGATCTCTACACCTACGCGGACGGCACGTATCTCATCAAGGGCTCGTCGTTCGTCGAGGCGCAGGCGCAATCAGCGGCGGCGTTCGGGGGCGCGGGCTTTCAAATCTCGGCGTACTTCCGCGATCAGCGCAGCATGCGCGACACCGTCGGGCTCTGGAACGACAACGGCGGCTGTCTCCTGGGACAGAACGAGCAGGGGCAATTCATCGTGTGGCGATTGAACGTCCTCGATGATCCGACGACGTGGCCGCGCATCGAGCACGTCTCGCGGGTCTTCGGGGATGTCACGCGGACGAATCCCCAGAGCGAAATGGAGAACGTGGTCCAAGGCTCCTGTGATTGGGATCCGGACGCCGCGCGCTACCGGAACGCCCTCGTGTCGGTGCCGAGTCCGATCGGGATTCGCCACAACAAGGGGATCCGCAAATACAGCCAGGTGCTCGAGGGCCTGCTCACGCGCGATCCCGCGCAGTGGGCGTTTGTGCTGACGGAGCGCCTGGCCGCCCGCCGGCACGGGCCGATCTACGTCACGTTCCCCGGTGACATGGGGCTGATGGATTACCCCGTGGGATCGGGGATTCAGTTCACGTCGATCATGGGTCCAGCCGCGCTCGGCTACATCGATCGGCCGTTGATCATTCTCAAGAAACACTTCGCGATCGACACCAAGATCGTGACCCTGACGTGTCTCGACCCGCCGGGGCTGATCGATCCAGACCTGGCGTTCACGTTCGATGATCCCCTGGCCGCGTCGCCCCGCGCGCTCGGCTCCGCCGTCGCCGGGACCGCACTCGTCCTGACCGTCGCCGCTCGCCCCCCACTCGTGGCCGTCCCCGGCGCGTCCGGGCTGGGGATGACCTCGCGCGGCGCCTTTGGCGGCGCGACGTTTCCGACCGTGCTGCGCGTGACGACCCTCTCGAACAGCGGGGCCGGGTCGCTCCGCACCGCGCTCGCGTACACCGGCGGGCCGGCGCTCATCATCTTCGAGACGAGCGGCACGATCACGCCATCGACTGAGCTGGTGGTCAGTAACCCGTACACCACCATCGCGGGTCAGACCGCGCCCTCGCCGGGGATCACCATCAAGAACTACGGGATCCAGATCCAAACCCACGACGTCGTGATCCAGCATCTCCGGATCCGTCCCGGAGGGGACACGTGCAACGTCGGGGTGGAGGCGTTTCAGACCGGCGATCCGTACAACCTCGTGTTGGACCATCTCTCGGTCTCGTGGTCGCAGTCGAAGAACTTCGTCTTCACGAACTCCGCCCGCGACATGAACCTGACGGTCTGGCGGTGTATCTGCTCGGAGCCGCTCTATAACGCCCCGGGCATGGGTGGATGCCCGTCCGGCGGCGCGGGCTACGCCTACGGCATGTTATTCCGCAACAACGCCAAGCAGGCGGCCGTGATCCAGTGTCTCTTCGCCCACAACTCGGAGCGCAATCCGGACAGTTCCGGGAGCGCCCAGACCTACAGCGCCAACAACCTGATTTACAACTACCAGACGCTGGCCACGTTCTATGAAGATCCGGACGGCGCGGAGCCGCCGGGACTACTCGCCACGCACGTCGGCAATGCCTATAAGACCGGACCCAGTACGACCCCGACGTCGTACCTCTACGGGTCGCGGTATCTGGCGTCAGGGTCGCAGGTCTACATCGCCGACACGACGGTGGATTACACGGGCAGTGCGCCGATCGGGTTCACCGTCATCAACGGCGACGGCATCAATCCGACGACGGGCGTCAGCACGCCGCCGGTCACCGTGGCCGGCTACCAACTGATCGCCTCGGCGGACGTGGCGGCCGTGGTCTTGGCGACGGCCGGCGCCCGCCCGGCCGACCGAGACACGGTGGATACGCGCATCGTGGCCGAAGTCCTCGCGCGTACCGGATCGTTGATTGCCCATCAGAGCGACGTCGGCGGCTGGCCGTCACTGGCGGTCAACACCACGACGCACGTGCTGCCCTCGAATGAGACGGACATTCTCCCGAGCGGGATCTCGGTCTTGCAGTCGTGGGTCAATGACCGCGCCGCGGAGGTGGAATAGATGGCGTTTGTGAAACTGAGTGGGAGCGGCGCCTTTAGCGCCTTCGTGGCCAACGATCCCTTCGGCTACGAGATGGCGAACAATCTGCGCGTCGATCTGAATCTGCTGGCGCTCGGGCTCTTCGGGCGCAATCAGTACGGCGGGGGCGACGACGTGACTGGGATCCTGGCCAGCACCGCGACCGACGTCCTCGGCCAGGGCGACGGGTTCGAAATCGACAACACGAGCAATCAACTCTCGGGCTCGAGCGGCGTGGTGATCCGCGTGCGCGTCCGGCTGCGGGTGGAGAACGTGGGGATCTCGGTGACACCGCGGGTCTACAACGTCACCGATAGCGCGGTGGCCACGACGAGCGGCGCGGCGGCCTGCTCGGCGATCGCGACCGATTTCAGCGGGAGCAACCAGCAGCAGACGTTGTCGCTCACACCGGCGTCCGGAAAGAAAAAGTACAAGCTGCAGATCACCCCCAGTGCGGCGACCTATCAAGCCTGGGCGTCGGGGGTGCTGTGGGATCTCTACATTGCGTAACGCGTGGCTGCTCGGGTTCGCGCGTGGCGCCGTGCCTGGGCTCATCGGCCTGGCGCTCGGGCTCGCGCTCAGTTGGAAAGATTGGTGGCAGATTATGAGTCGAGTGGTGAACGCGGATCGGATCCAGATCGGCACGCGGCAACTCGCCGAGATCTACCAGTCGACGACGACGTTGACGGATGCGCAGGTCAAGGCGCTCCCGACCACGCCGATCACGCTCGTCGCGGCGCCGGGCGCGGGCCTCGCGATCGAACCGCTCTATGCCGTCGCGTTCTGTAAAGCGGCGTCGGGCGCCTACACCAACATCAACGCGGCCGGCTGGCTGACGATCCGCTACGCGAGCACGGACGCGATGAGCTACCTCCCGAACGATGCGCTGATCACGGCGGGATCGGCGACGCGCCTGTCTGATCTCCTGGGGTCCACCACGCCACGGCGCGTGAAGTTCGTCCCGTATCAGGACACGGAAGCCGTCGATGGGTGGGGGCCCGTGCCGGGCGTGATCCAAACAAGCTTTGTCACCAATGCGGCGCTCACGATCCTGATCGACAACGCGGCCGGCGGCGTGCTGACGGGGGGGCACGCGGCGAATACGCTCACCGTGGTCACGGCGTATCAGATCGTGGTCGTGCCGTGATGGCCTTTCCCGACGTCGGCGTGCCGAAGGATGCGGCCTACTTTGCGTTCTGGCAGTTGCTGGCCTGGTGTGCTGCCGCGTGGGGGCTGAGTGTGATCGTGCTGCTGGTGCTCATCTGGCATGCCCTCGAAGCGCGGTGCGGATCCTGA